GGGACGAGGACAGGTGGATATTGACCACCCGCCATGACGGTTCCTATGATATGAAACTCTTCACCAAGAGCGCACTGGAACACGATTATGACATCAAAATCACCGCCGGCTCCACCATGCCGGTCAACCGCGGGGCCATGCTGGACCTCATGATACGGTTGGCGCAGACCCCCATGCCCGACGGGCAGAATCTTGTGGACAGGGAGGCCGTGGTGGAATACCTGCCTGAAGAGGTTAAATCTGCTATATTGGAGCGCATGGAGGGTGAGAACGTGGCGCTGGTGGAAGTGCAGCAGGGATTGGAACAGCTCGGACAGGCGCTGGAACAGGTGGCGCAGGAGCTGCAACAGACGCTGCAGCAGGTGGCGCAGGAATCGCAGGAGAACGACGAGCAAATCTTTGGTCTTATCGAGGAAATCACCGCGGCCATCGAACATATCAACGGGCAAATTTTACAGCTTAAAGAAGAGCATGATACGATAGAACACGAGAGACAGGAAAAGGAGAAAGAGGAATCCATCCAGCGCGAGGCGTACAACAAGGGCTACACCGATGCGGAAACCCTCTACACTGAGGAAGACCGCGCCGGCGAGGGGTTGGATGAGATGCGCAGGTTGGAAGAATTGGGGGCCATCCCGGACGACATTTTGGAAGGGCTGGAATCGCTGAGTGACGAGGAGCTTGCCCTCATCATCGAACAAAATCCAGAAATCATCGATTTGATGAGGTAAATATATTTTGGAGCAACCCCGCCAGGGGATTCCAAAGGAGGACAACCAGTTGAATATCGAACAGTACCGCGCCTTGAAGGCACAAGAGGCACAGGAGGCGGCTCAGGCCACTGAACAACCGCCTGCCGGTGCCGGCGAACACCCCCAGACCACCCCACAAAACCCTCCGCAGAGTGAAGAGCCCACCTCAACCGAAGAACCCAAATCAGAGGAAGAACCCAAAGAAGACCAGAAACCACCTGAAACGGTGAATATCGAAGGCATCGGCGAAGTGAATTTCGAAGAGCTAAAAAACGGCTACCTGCGCCAGTCCGACTACACCAAGAAAACGCAGGACGTCTCGCGCAGGAGCAAAGAATTAGAAGAGGCCGAGAAGCTCTACAACCACCTTAAACAGAACCCGCAGATGGCGCAGCAGCTGCTGCAGACCAAACAGGTCCCCCAGCAGTTCGACCCGCAGCAGAACAAGGTGGTAGAGCTGGAGGAGAAGGTGTACGACATGATGCTGCAGCAGGAAATCGAGACGCTGCAGAAAAAGTACGACGACTTCGAAGTCAAGGAAGTGCTGGAAACCGCACAGGAAAAAAAGATTACCGATTTGGAAGACGCGTACCTTCTGGCCAAGTCTCGCAAGGGGAAAGGGGAGGATAAAGTGGACAAGGAAGCCATCAAGCAGGAGCTCCTGCAGGAGCTGAAGAAAGAGCAGAGCGCCTCGCAGGACGCCGACGCCACCAAAAGCGCCATCACGTCCAGTGACGCCGCCCCGGTGGTGGAGGACAACTCCCCTAAACTGAGCGACACGGAACAGAATGTGGCGCGGAACATGAAGATGTCTGATGAGGAATACGTCAAATGGCGTGACGCAGGCAGGAAGAAAAAATAGACGTTAACACAGAACACCCTTCCTTCTGCAACATCTAACGAGGAGGAAGGACAATGAGCGAAGATCTGAGGAAGTTATTTAATTTCGACCTGCAGCGGTTCGCAACGCCGGTGCAGCCGACAAAGGATAACGCGCATCACTACACGGACAGCGACAGAGATGAAGAAGAGAATTTTGGTAAGCTCCTGGAACCAGGGCTGCGCAAGATTTTCTTCGAAACCTACGACGAGCTGGCCGAGCAGTACTCGCGGATTTACAACATGGAAACCTCGAACAAGGCCGTGGAACACGATTGGGGCATGGGTGCCTTCGGTGACTGGCAGAAGCGCGAAAGCCAGCTCGATACGGTGGATTACCAAACCCTCTCACCGGGCCTGGACAGGACGTACACCCACGAAGCGTTCACGCAGGGCTTCATGGTTACAAGGGAGATGTACGACGACGAGCAGTACCGGCAGATGGAAAAGCTGCCGCGGGCCATGGCAAGAGCCGGTCGGGCTAAAGTGGAAAAGGACGCCATGCTGCCGCTGATTAACGGCTTCGATGGGGCGAATCATCCTATCTACGACGGCAAGGCGCTTTTCGCTGATGACCACCCGCTGCTGGATTCCAACGAAACCGGCGACAACCTGGCCACCGGCGCACTGGATGAGGACAACCTGAAAGCGGCCCTGCAGAAGATGCGGGAGACAGTGGACGAGGCGGGCAATCTGGTGCAGTTCAAGGCTGACAAACTCATCATCCCGCCCGCGCTGGAAGACACCGCAATTCGGGTGACCAAATCGGAGAAAATCGCCGGCACTGAGCTGAACGATACCAACCAGTTTCTCAACGGCTACGGGCTGCAGATCGAGGTTATGGACTACCTGGGTGATGCGGCTGGCGGGTCTGACGACCACTGGTTCCTGCAGGACAGCGGCAAGCACGAGCTGAACTTCTTCTGGCGCATCAAGCCCGAGTTCAAGTGGGAGGAAGATTTCGATAGTTTTGTGAGTAAGTATCGCGGTTATATGCGGTATTCTTACGGAGTAAGTGACTGGCGCGGACTGGTAGGCAGTCAGGGGTAATAACTAACCTTTAAGGAGGAATTACTATGTACTACAACAGGTACATGCCCATAGAAGTGCATTACAAGGTGTGTGGAAGCTCCCCCGGCGATGAGGTCGAGTTCGAACTCCCCTACGAGCCGAACGCGGTCATCGCGCAGTACAGGGACACAAATGGAAACATCCAGTTCGCCAACCTGCAGGCCACCATTGATGAGAACAAAGTCACCGTCAAAGAAACCGACAGCGGATTTTCCGAGGATGAAGTGGTCACCATCGTTGCTTTCAAGTAAGCAAAAAAAAGACGTGACAGAGAAGGGGTAGGGGTTATCTCTACCCCTTTTTTTCAATAAGGAGGGTGTGTATGGAAAAACCCGACAAGCCGCTGAACAACGAGGAGAGGTATTTGCACGCCATCGTCATGCGACTGGATGCCCTGTGCAACATGCTCTCCTCTTTTGTGGAAACCTACGCGGAGCAGCAGGGCGTGGCCTTGACGAATAATAAGGCCGAGGAAAAGCCCAAATCAACGGGCAGGAAAACGAAAAAGAAGCAGGTGGATTAAATGCCAACACTTGAAATGAACAGGCAGCAGCTGGTCCAGCGGGTGCGTTCCATGACGCGGGACTTCGCCGAATCCATCTTCCGCGCCAACGATATATACGACTGGATAAACGAGGCCATCAGTCGATTCGCCCAGGTTATCCCTGAGCTGTCGGGGCTGGAGTTCCTCCACAGCGACAAGGACGTGCCCAAGCTTATCCCGCTGCGTTACAGGCATTTGCTGGCGGTGTACGCCGCCTCGCGCTGCTTCGGGCAGGACGAGAGGCACTATCAGGCCAGCACGTACATGAACGAGTTCGAGGTTAAATTAGACGAGCTAAAGACCGCCATCGAAAACGGCGAGGTTGTTATCGAGGACGAGGACGGCAACCCCGTCACATCGGACATTCCCGTGGATTACGTGGACCTGGAGCCCTACTGGGGCATCCGCGCCAAGCCGACGGAGCTGCCCGATGCGGAGGAGGTCGAGTGATGGCCTATATACAGGACACCACACCCCCTCCCAACAAGATACTGAACTTCTCGCTGCAGAACTTTGCCGGCGGCCTCAACAACCGCAGCGACCAGCTGGAAGACCACCAGGCATCGGATATACTGAACATGGACTTCGCCGATGACACGCTGATGGAGAAAAGGAAAGGGCAGGCGTACTTCGACGACTTGGAGTTGGACGGCGCGGTTGTCTTTATCGACAAGTTCAGGCCGCATCAGGGTGAGGATATCCTGATTCGAGCCTCGGAGGATAAACTCTATTTGGAGCAGGAGCTGCTGGTAGAGCTGGAAGGAAAACCTCACGGCGTCAACCACAGCGGCCACTATCTCTTCTCCGATGGGGATAAACTCTACTGCTACGGCCACTTTCACCAGGAAGAAAGCACCTACCGGAAGATTGAGGGCGACTCCATCGACGACTACGTGCTGGTGGAGGTAGTCTCACCCGACGATAACCACGACCAACTCGGTCCTGAGCACGTGGAAGGCGTGCTGACGGTGGACTACGACAACAAGAAAATCTGGTACGAGCCGTGTGAGAATGAGTATGAGGATACCTACAAGGGCCCCAACAAGGTTCCCGAAAACGTGCGCTACCTCAAGTCCCACAACGGCAGACTGTACTTGGCCGGCGCAAAGAGGCAGGACGACACGGTGTTCATCTCTGATGTACACAACGCTTTTTACTTCCCCTCGGCAATGCCGCTGCAGCTCCCGCCCAACAGCGACGAAATCGTGGGGCTGGAGGTCTTCGACAATAGCGTGGTGGTAGGAAGGACGCGGGATTTACACGCCATCTTCGGCAACACCAACCGTCCCGATATGGGGGTGGAACCTTTCCACCTGCGCCGCATTAACAGCCACACAGGCCTTGCCAGCCAGGACAGCGTGGTGGTTGCGCACAACTACCTCTTCTTTCTCGGCTCGGACGGCAACGCCTACTCTCTCGGTAGTACGCGTATTGACGAAAAGGACTTGGCCACCAACATTCTCTCCCGCACTATCGACCTGGAGAAAGACCCCATTGCGCTGGACAAAGAGGACTTCCGCACCGCCGCGTCCATATTCCACGACGACAAGTGGTATATCAGCATTAAAGACAGAGTGCTGGTGTACTCCTACCGCCACATGGCCTGGACGCTGTGGAAAGGGTTTGAGGCAAGAAGCTGGTACGTGCTGGATTACGAGCTGATATGGGGTAGAGAGGATGGCGCCACGGCGTGTTTTAATGATGAATATTACATGGATTTCGGCCTTGCGTACCAGGCGTTCTGGTACAGCAAATATTTCGATATGGATGACGCCAACGCGTTCAAGCACTTCAGGGAAGTATTCGTCGTCGCCCATACTTTTAAGGAGCACGATTCTATCATCGACTTGAAGTTCGAAATCGACTATGAAGAGGTTAAAGAACGGGTGACTGTAACCAACAACC